TCATGCGTCCGCCTCCTTTTTCGGGATATAGCCCAACTGCGCCAGGAAGCCGTTCAGTTTATCCTCGGCTTTCTTACGCTCATCCAGCAGCGTAGTGACGGAAACATGGTACTTCTCCCACAGTTTATTGACCGCACGGATGGTTTTCTGCACTTCTGCGGAAAGGTATGCGTCCAGTTCCTCCACAAATCCGTCATGCAAAAGCTGCATCACAAGGTCTTCGCATTGCTCCTCGGTCAGTTCCTCGCGGATGGCATCAATCTTTTTCTGAAGTTCTGACTCCTTCTTCTTGACCTCGCGGTTCAAGCGGTTCTTTTCCTTTTTAAGCGCGGCAATCTGCTTCAACGATGCCTTGGCCTCGTCCGTTCCCAGGCTCTTGAGGTAGGTCTCAACTTCCTTTACGGACGGCTCCTTCGGCTCTTTCTCCTCGTCGCCGTCTTCGGAATCATCGTCATCTGTTTCCATCTCGATAGAAGCGACATACGCCATCAGATCAGCCTGGGCATTCTCCGCATCGTCACGAAGGCTGCGGAGTTCGTCCAGTTCATCTGCGAAATGCTCCGAGGCGATTTTGTCATCGCTGACAAGCGAGGCAACAAAGCCTTCGGAACTGATGGTCTTAAATACATTCTTAATGCGGATGACTTCTTTGACATCTACCTTTGTTTCCTTGCCTTCGACAGACTGCTCGATTTCCGTATATTCACGGACGGTATAACTGTGTTCCCACCAGTTAGCGAACACACCCTGGCATTGGAACTGATCCAGAATACCGAGCGGTTCAAGCGTCTCCGCAAGAAGATTCGTAAACTTGATAGCAAACTCTGCAATGCCCATATCGGTGTGGACGCTGTTGACGGCGGGAGCAGCCTTTTTCCAGAAGCCCTCGAAAGCACCGTGCATCCTGTCCTTTGCGCCGAGGACACCCTTGTGTTCGGAAATAAAGGATTTTATCAATCCCTTCGTAGCACATCTCTCCACGAAATCGGAATAACCGTCCCCTCGGTCGGAAAAGATGTCCGAAGGAGCGATTTCATATTTCGCAATCAGACCATTCAGCGCATCAATCTCCACATTCGGCACTCCGCCAAGCATATGAGCGCGGACATCGTGCGGCTCCTGTGCCGGAGAGTTGTCAACATAGCGGCTGATGTTCAGATTGGTATCGTTCGTTTTCTCATCAAGGATATCCGAAAGTTTGACGATCTTGGAGTATCCGGGAACCTCGACCATATTGTCGAATACCCATACAATTTTCTCAGTGTCCTCCGGGCGCAGGAAGTTCTGATTCTTTCCTTCGCCGTATTCCGCGTCGGCATTGATAATCAGCACTTTACCCGCGAGTTTCTTCGGCTTCTTCTTGTTGATGACAAGGAGACAGGTAGGTATGGTGGTACCGTAGAACAGATCCGGCGGCAGGCTGATAATTGCCTGAACGATGTCCTGCTTGTCTGTGAGGATACCCTTGCGGATGGTTTTCTCCGCACCGCCGCGGAACAGAACACCGTGCGGCATGACCGTTATCATCATTCCGTCCGGCTTAGTGCTGGCGATCATGTGCTGCACAAACATGAGGTCGCCTTTTTTGCCGGTCTGCGGAGCCCAGCCGTAGACAAAGCGGTTCTGGCACTTCATTTTATCGTTCTTCGTATAGTTCTGAGAGAACGGAGGATTGGCGATTACCCGGTCAAATTGGCGTACTGAACCGTTCTTTTGCCAGTACGGTTCCATCAGGGTATCACCGTGCTGAATGTCGGCATCCTTGATGTCGTGCATGATCATATTCATCTTACAGATTGACCATACCGTTGCGGCGTCATCCTGTCCGAACAGAGCCAGCTTGCGTCCATCACCGCCTTGCTCTTCAACATACTGCTTGCTGTGAATGAGCATACCGCCGCTGCCGACCGTAGGATCGTATATTTCCATGTTCTCCTGCGGCTTGATGATTCGTACCATCAACTGAACGACCGTAGACGGCGTATAGAATTCGCCGCCTTTCTTTCCGGCAGAGTCCGCAAAGTTCTTGATCATGTATTCGTAGGCTGCACCAAGCAAATCAGGAAATACGAAGTTGTCGTTTGTCAGCTTGTGCTTGTTGAAGTGCCAGACAAGCTGAACAAGACGCTCGTTTGTAATGATCTGCTTGTTCTTGACCTTTTTTGCGAAGTCAATATTCTTCAAAACGCCATCAAGCTGGCTGTTTTCCTTCTCTATGGCAACAAGGGCGCGTTTCAGCTTGGCGGCTACATCCACCTTGACGTGGAGGAGTCCCGTCCAGCCGTCGCCGTTATCCTCGCACTCCCAACGAGCCTCACGCGGCACGAAGAAGGTGCTGCCGTAGGAAGTCTTATCCTCAAGGAAATCCTCCAGTTCTTCCGGCGTCAAATCATCCTTATATTCCGCTTCCAGTTCTTTTCGTTTCTGTGCGAAGTTATCGGACAGTCTCTTCAGAAAGAGCATTCCGAAGATGTACTCCTTAAACTCAGAAGCGTCCATTTTGCCACGGAGAATATCTGCCGCTTTCAACAGATGGCTTTCCAATTGTGATATTGTTAATTTAGGCATGATAGATTCTCCCTTACATTTTATTAGCCGTTACTCGACCTTTGTGCGCAGTTTGGCAGCATATGCCGAAACGCGCTTAACACAGGAATCGGCATATTTCTGCAGCGTTTCCAGAATGATGCCCTCATTCTGCGCCACGAAATCAACCTTCCCTGCGTCCTTCACAAATACGACCATGTCATCACAGTCATACAGTGCCAAGCTGCCCTCAAGAGCAGCATACAGTTCCTTTTCGAGTTTCCACTTTCTGATTGCCATCAGAGTGAATCCCCAATAATCACATTCGATGTAATCATCGAAGTCTTCATCAATCTCCAGGTCATCGTACTCCAGAGCCGGAACTTCTGTACCGTTGTATTCATTGATGAAGCGGAAAAACTGACGGTGCAGTATATCCTCCTCTTTTATCGGGAAGGGTATCTTTTTCCCACTCTTCAGCAGACGCAGTTCTTCCATGCAATTGTCCGATGCCTCATCCGACAGGTCGCACAGAACCATAAAGTCCGACTTCGTCTGAATAGAAGGCAATCTGTTTATGATCGTCATGGGTGCCAGGAGATTTACGGCAAATGTATCCGCCTCTCGTTCCAGCACTTTATATTCCGCCTCCGTAAGACTTCCACGGCATAAAGCCGTCGCGTCAAATGAAGTCAGATGCCCAAGTACGATATGTCCGATCTCATGAGCTATCGTCCACCGTACTCGCTGGTAATTCTCCACTCGATCATCATAAACGACAAGATAATCCTCTCGTCCCCGCAAATGCTGTGTCTTTGCATCCGCTCCTTCTTTGTCTATAAAAAGCGGATCAGCATCGCCGCAGTTATCCCTTAAGTCTGTCCATTTGCATATATGAACATTCGGAAGGGCTGCCGCGACCTTCCAAGGATCAACTGGCAGTCTGTCGATTTCCAGCTCGCATAGTAATCGATAGGCTCGTTGCCTTGCAAATGCGTATCGTGGATAATCAGGTATCTGGATTCTTCTTTGCATAGTCCAGATACATTTCAACCTGTCTCACGAGCTCATCGTACTGCGAATCTTTCAGGTCGCTGTTTCGAGAAAGACCGTCAACGATTTTTTGCGCGGTTTCCTGCTGCTTTCTGGTCTTTAAGTCAGGGAACACACGCTCAATCAACGGAGTGCTTTCCCCGTCGGTTTTATACCCGGCGAGCACAAGAATATCGTCATGGGGAATGCCTAATACATCCGCCAAAGCAATGAGCATAGGCACAGACGGATTCTGTCGTTCGCCATTTTCAATACGATGCACCTCGGAATGACTGATGCCGGCCTTTTCTGCAAGTGCTCTCTTGGACATTCCTTTCGCTAATCGACGCTCTTTTATAACATCACCTACATTGCTCATTTCGTTTTGCACCTCCTTGTCACCTATTATATCACAAGTGTTGCCAAAAAGCAACACTTTTCAGAAATAAATTGCCGTCCGGGTATAAAAATTTCTTCTTGGGTACATTTTATCTCTGTGTGTTGACAATCGGGTACATCGGTGATATAATATGTGTGAATATCTTTGGAAAGGAGGTCGGAGCATGAAGCCAAATGTCGACAGGATTAAGGAACTGATGGCGGTCAGGCGATGGTCAGCAAGTGAGCTTGCGAGGCAGATGGGTGTATCCCGTTCCGAGACCACAAGGCTGTTAAACGGAAAACGAAACGGTGGGAACAAGGTAATAAGCGGGCTGATAAAGGCTTTCCCGGATGAATCTTTGGAATCGCTCTTTTTTTTGCCCACCGTGTACCCGAATGTCAATACTTGCGACAGTTCTGTTTCCGTCGAGAAACCGCCTGATTCACACAGACTTATCCCGGTTAAGCATCCAGATGCTCATCAACTGGCTTGTACTGTAGATGAGGATGACGGACTTGTTGAGATCAAGCAAGGCAAATACATCACCACGCTTGTTATTCCTCCCGGTCCGGTAAGCATCAAATACCGCACGAACAATTAAACAACTGGATTTCCGCCAGACCGCAATACGGCAGAGCGAAACGACCATCTTGGTAGTTTCTCTGCCGTTTTTTGTGTCTTTGCGGACATCAATACGGCTCCTGGCGGATTCCACAAACGAATCTGAAAGGAGCTTTTTTCATGATTATCAAGTACAAATTTTCAACCGGCGAGGTGACGGAGGTCGAGGTCTCGGAGGAGATCGGTACCGTCATCCTGGACTCCCGGCGTGAGGAACACGCCAGCAATGAACGCCACCGCTATCACACGGCGTTCTCGCTCGATGACATGGACTACGAGGACAAGGACTACTTCTCCGCTGCAGACAATCCCGAAAAGGCATTCATGGAGAAGGAGTTCGCCAAAAAGCGCGAGGCAATGCTCTCGCAGCTTACGCCCGTGCAGAGGCGCAGGTTTGAACTGTTCGAGGACGGCATGACCGTTGCGGAGATCGCCCGCAAGGAAAAGGCCGCGTTCAACAGCGTCAAGGAGTCCATCGAGTCGGCTCAGAAGAAGCTGAAAAAACTTCTCTGATTTTTCTCAAGGGACACCCTCAATTTCGGTGTCCCTTTTCTGTTTAACAGCGGAAGGACAAAACAACATCCCTTCCGGAAAGTGAGGTAAGTGCCATGAAGCACACATTACAGATCAGCGTCAGCAAGAAGCCGAAGAACGGCGGAATCGTAGCCTGCCGCAAAGTTTCGGTAAGGGAAAGGTTCCTCCGATTCCTCTTCGGCGACAAGACAAGGCTCACGGTCATTGTTCCCGGCGACACCGTGGAGGAACTGGAGATCAAGGAGATCGGAAAGGAGGCAGCCCGTGAAACTGTATGAGATCAACACGGAAATCCTCCGGCTGACGGATGCCATCGAGTTTGACGAGGAGACCGGGGAAATCCTCGGCGATGCGGACGAACTGTTCACGCAGATTCAGTCGCTTCAGATGGAGAAGAAATCCATCCTCGAATATCTCGCCAAGCTCGTCCTGAACATCCGTGCCGAGGCAGCCGCCGTGAAGACCGAGGAACAGCGTCTCAAAGCACGCCGCGACAGGCTTGCGAAAAAGGAAGAACGGCTGATGAAGATACTCGACCGCGAATGCGCTGGCGAAAAGACCGACCTTGGCGTGGCGACCTTCGCTTACCGCAAGACCTCCCGTGTGGATGTGTCGGACGCGGAGAAAGCGATCCGCTGGCTCAAGCGCAACAAGCACCTCGACTGTTTCCGCATCCCGGCGCCGGAAGTCGCAAAGGCCGAGGTCAAGAAGCTCATCAACGCAGGAACGAAAGTACCCGGCTGCGCCGTTGTCGAGGACTACTCCTGCTCACTCAGATAAGGAGGATTTGACGGATGTTAAACATCACCAGAGGGAAAATCGACCGCGCCTTAAAGGTGGTCGCCTACGGGAGCGAGGGCATCGGCAAGACGACCTTTGCCGCCGCATTCCCGGAACCGCTCTTCATCGATACCGAGGGCGGCACCGCACACATGGATGTACGCCGTATCGACAGGCCGCAGTCCTGGGAGGAATTGCTCTCCATCATCAGCGAGGTCGTGGCTGATCCGAATGTCTGCAAGACGCTCGTGCTGGACACGGCGGATTGGGCGGAGGCGCTCTGCGTCGCCTATGTCTGCCAGAAGTACAAGCAGAACTCCATCGAGAGTTTCGGCTACGGCAAGGGCTACACGATTCTCGGCGAGGAGTTCGGCAGGCTGTTTGCCGCTCTCGATGCCGTCATCGCGTCCGGCAAGAACGTGGTCATTACGGCGCACGCCAAGATGCGCAAGTTCGAGCAGCCCGACGAACAGGGAGCCTACGACAGATGGGAAATGAAGCTGTCCAAGCAGGTCGCGCCGCTTTTGAAGGAATGGTGCGATATGCTCCTGTTCCTTAATTACAAGACCTATGTGGTCACGACCGAGACGAACGCCAAGAAAGCCCAGGGCGGCAAGCGCGTCATCTATACCTCGCACCATCCGTGCTGGGACGCCAAGAACCGCCACAGCCTGCCGGAAGAGATGGATTTGGACTTCAAGAACATCGCACACCTCTTCAAGACGGGTGCCGAGCCTGCCGCCGATGCGGGCAAGCCCATCGACCGCCTTCGCTCCCTCATGGCGGAGTCGAATGTGACGGATGCGGAGCTTCAGAAGGTCGTGGCGGACAAGGGACACTATGCCGCCGACGCTCCCATCGACAGCTATTCCGAGAAATTCATCTCCGGCTGGCTCATCAAATACTGGCCGCAGATTCTGAACCTTATCAATGCGGACCGCACGGTCCTGGACTAACAAAGGAGGATTTTTTATCATGGCTGATTACATCAACAACAACGCCGGCATGGATTGGGATGACGCCATCGAGAACGATGGCCAAGAGTTCATCATCCTGCCGGAAGGCGACTACAACTTCACCGTTACCGACTTCGAGCGCGGGCGCTTTCCCGGCTCCGCCAAGATGTCGGCTTGCAACAAGGCGACTCTTACCCTGCAGGTCAAGACCGATGACGGCATCGCCAGCGTCCGTACCGACCTCATTCTGAACCGTGTCGTGGAGTTCCGCATTTCCGCTTTCTTCCGCTGCATCGGTCAGAAGAAGCATGGCGAGAGGCTCGTCATGGACTGGAACAAGGTCGTGGGCAGCCGCGGACGCGCACACTTCAAGCCTCGCACCTATACCGACCGTGACGGAAACGAGCGTCAGGCAAACGATGTCGACCGCTTCTATGACTATGACGAGAAGTTCTTCCCCGCAGAGGACGACTGGATGGAGATCACCGGGGATGAAGACCTGCCGTTCAATTAAGGAGGTGCCGTATGTTTGAACTTCGACCTTATCAGGCCGAGGCGAAACAGGCGATCCTTTCCGCGTGGGACGAGGGGTACCGCAAGACACTCCTCGTCCTCCCGACGGGATGCGGAAAGACCGTCGTGTTCTCTTCGGTCACAGAAAACCAGGTAAACAAGGGACACCGTGTGCTTATCATGGCGCATCGTGGGGAGCTGCTCGACCAGGCGGCGGACAAGCTGAAGGAAGCGTCAGGGCTTGACTCCGTCCTCGAAAAAGCGGAGTCCTCCTGCCTTGACAGCTTTCTCCCGGTGACGGTCGGCTCTGTGCAGTCGCTTGCGCAGGAAAAGAGACTCGCCCGGTTCCCGAACGATTACTTCCAGGACATCATCGTTGACGAGGCGCATCATTGCCTATCCGACAGTTACAGGCGCGTCCTCGACCATTTCCCGACCGCCAATATTCTCGGCGTGACGGCGACGCCCGACAGAGGCGACATGAAGAACCTCGGAGAGTTCTTCGATTCCAAGGCTTATGAGTACAGCATGACCGAGGCTATCCGTGAGGGCTACCTTTGCCCGATCAAGGCACAGATGATTCCGCTTGAACTGGACATCGCGGATGTCGGCATCTCAAGCGGCGACTTCTCCGCAGGTGAGATCGGACACGCATTGGAGCCGTACCTTCAGCAGATCGCGGTCGAGATGGCGAACTACTGCCAGGGCAGAAAGACCGTTGTGTTCCTGCCGCTCATCGCTACCTCGCAGAAGTTCTGCGCCATGCTGAACAATGTGGGGCTCCGCGCCGCAGAGGTAAACGGCAACAGCGATGACCGCTCGGAGGTGCTTGCCGATTTCGAGGCAGGCAGATATGACGTGCTTTGCAATTCCATGCTGCTCACCGAGGGCTGGGACTGCCCGTCCGTGGACTGCATCGTGATCCTGCGTCCTACCAAAATCCGCTCACTTTATCAGCAGATGGTCGGACGCGGCATGAGGCTTGCTCCGGGAAAAGACCATCTGTTGCTGCTCGACTTCCTTTGGATGACGGCAAGGCACGACCTTTGCAGACCGTCCGCTCTTATCAGCAAGGACGAGAAAATCGCCAAGATGATCGATGAGCAGATGAAGTCGGACGATGAGGGCATCGACCTTATCGAAGCCGAGGAACAGGCGGAGCGTGATGTCCTTGCCGAGCGCGAGGCAGCTCTTGCCAAGCAGCTCGAAGAAATGCGCGGGAAGAAGCGCAAGCTGGTCGATCCGCTTCAGTATGCGCTCTCGATTGCTGCGGAGGATTTGACGAATTATGTGCCGACCTTCGCATGGGAAATGGCTCCGCCGTCTGAAAAGCAGGTCGCATTCCTGGAACGTAGGGGCATCTTCGCCGACAGCGTCAGGAACGCCGGGCTTGCGTCCCTTCTCATCGACCGCTTGCAGCGCCGTCAGCAGATGGGGCTTGCTACGCCGAAGCAGATACGCTGTCTGGAACGCTACGGTTTCAGGCAGGTCGGCACCTGGGCGTTCGAGGACGCCAGTTCCCTCATCTCGATGCTTGCTGACAATAGCTGGCGTGTCCCTTACGGGATCACTCCCGCGCTCTACAGACCATAAGGAGGTAACCGTTTATGGATAACAATATACTTTCGGCTTTGAAAGCCATTGATGTGGCGACCTTGAGCCGTGCCGACTGGATAGCGGTCGGCATGGCGTTAAAGGAGGAGGGCTACCCCTGCTCCATATGGGACGACTGGTCCCGGAACGACAAACGCTATCATCCCGGCGAGTGCGAACGCAAATGGAACAGCTTTCACGGCTCCGGCACTCCCGTCAAGGGCGGCACCATCGTCCAGATGGCGAAGGAACGCGGCTGGACTTCCTTCAGCGGCGAGGACGGATGCCTCAATTGGGATGACGCTATCGAATATGACGGTGCTGACGGTTTCAACGGATTCACGGCTCCCGACTCGTGGAGCCCTTCCGCAGACCTCATCACCTACCTCGAACTGCTCTTTGATGCTGACGACCGCGTGGGCTATGTCACGAATGATGTGTGGCAGGACGCCGAGGGAAAGTGGCTGCCGAGCAAGGGCGTGTACGACCGCACCGCCGGAGAACTCATCGCATCGCTCAAAAAGCATCCTGACGACCTCGGCGCGACCATCGGTGACTGGAAACCGCAGGTCGGCGCATGGATTCGCTTCAATCCCCTCGACGGGGATGGCGTGAAGAACGAGAACATCACGAAGTTCCGCTTTGCCCTGGTGGAGTCGGACACGCTCCCCGTTGCGGAACAGGACATCGTCTTCCGCAAGCTGGAACTGCCTATCGCTGCGCTCGTTCACAGCGGAGGCAAGAGCCTCCATGCCATCGTCCGCGTGGATGCGGAGGATTATGACGAGTACAGAAAGCGTGTGGAGTTCCTTTACGACTTCTTGGAGAAAAACGGCGTGTCCATCGACAAGCAGAACCGCAATCCGTCCCGCCTTTCCCGTATGCCGGGAGTCACGAGGAACGGCAACCGCCAGTACCTTGTTGCGACCAATATCGGCAGGAAGTCATGGGTGGACTGGATGGATTTCGTGGAGGGCGTCTCGGACGAACTGCCCGACATGGTATCCCTCGACACTTTTAAGGACAATCCGCCGGAACTGCCGGAGGAACTTATCACGGGGATTCTCCGCAGAGGACACAAGATGCTGATATCCGGCTCGTCCAAAGCCGGGAAGTCATTTCTTCTCATGGAACTGTGCATCGCTATCGCGGAAGGCAAGCCCTGGCTCGGCTTTCCCTGCAAGAAAGGCAGAGTCCTCTATGTGAACCTTGAGATCGATCCGGCAAGCGCGATCAACCGATTCCTCAAAATTTACGAGGCGCTCGGTCTGCCCATCAAGAACGCGGACAGCATCGTGGTGTGGAACCTCAGAGGTCACGCCGTACCGCTCGACCAGCTTGTGCCGAAACTCATCCGCCGTGTGCGGGATCAGCACTTTGACGCTATCGTCATCGATCCCATTTACAAAGTCATCACGGGCGATGAGAACAACGCCTCCGAAATGGGCGCGTTCTGTAACCAGTTCGACAAGATTTGCACGGAGACCGGGTGCAGCACCATATACTGCCATCATCACAGCAAGGGTGCGCAGGGCATGAAAAAAGCGATGGACAGAGCGTCAGGCTCCGGCGTGTTCGCCCGTGATCCCGATGCACAGCTTGACATGATTCAGCTTGAACTCTCCGAGGATATTGCAAACAACGTCCGCGACGGCAACGAGACCGCATGGCGGCTCGAATCCTCGCTGCGAGAGTTTCCGAATATCACGCCCGTCAACTTCTGGTTCGAGTACCCGATCCATAAGGTCGATGACAAAGGGACGCTCGGCGCGATGCCCGCACAGGGCACTCCGCAGGCGGGACGGCTCAACAACCCGAAGAGCAAGACGCCTGATGACGCCGCCGAGGAGTTCCGCACCGCTTTCTCCGCTCTCGACATGGACGGCAAAGTCACCGTGAAGGACATGGCGGAGTACATGGGCGTCATCGATAAGACCGTGTACGCAAGGCTCAAGAAAATGGGCGACGAGTTCACTCTCGACAAAGGCGTCATCACGAAAAAGAACCCCGAAAACGGCTGACCGGATTTTCTTCTTCTACGCTGTCTATAAAAAGATATAGACGGAAGAACGGTCGTTACACTCCCAAAGTGTGAAGGGCTGCATAGCCTGCCCTTCCACTTCTGCGGAGCGCAACGTAACAGCACGGAATAGAAGAACCCAGGATACACGGAGGTGTAGAAAATGGACTTTTTTATTGCAATGAAGCCGCCGACCGCAACCGCGCAGGAAAAGCAGGTGCGCGTCGTGAACGGCAAACCGATATTTTACGATCCCGCTCCCGTGAAGGACGCAAAGAAACTGCTCATCGGTCATCTCATCCTTCATAAGCCGGACAAGCCGATAGAAGGAGCCGTCTCGCTCACGACGCTGTGGCTCTTTCCGAAGGGCAAGTCCCATAAGAACGGCGACTGGCGGGTGACCAAGCCCGATACCGACAATTTGCAGAAGCTCCTCAAGGACTGCATGACGAAATGCGGATTCTGGAAGGACGATTCCCAGGTAGTCAGGGAGACCGTTGAGAAACGCTGGTCGGATGAGCCAACCGGCATATACATCGAAATTACCGAACTGGAGGTGAAGCAGGATGCCAAATAACATATACCACAATTCCGAGGGCTATTATGATCCGACTGCGGGTGCTGTCCTTGCAAAATGCGACAGGAAGGAAAAAAGCGACCGCAGGAAGGCGATTCGTAAGGCGAACGCAAAAGCCCGGAAACAGGCTGCCTCCGAATACCGACCTATCGTCTATATCTGCAGCAGATATGCCGGGGATATTGAAAACAATGTCGCAGCGGCACAGAAATATTGCCGATTCGCCGTTGACGGCGGATACATCCCCTTCGCGGCGCACCTTTTATTTCCTTTATTCCTTAATGATGCGATTCCCGCCGAGCGGATGCTGGGGCTGTCCTTCGGAAACATCTTCATGGACAAATGCGACGAGATATGGATTTTCGGCTCGGAATATTCGGCTGGTATGCAGGCGGAATACGACCGCGCCGTAAAGAAGGGCTACCGAATCCGCTACTTCACAACCGACTGCCGTGAGGTCACAGGTCACGGGAACGGAGGTGGCGATGGACCCGTATGAAAAACTGGCGAACGCCATCATCATTCAGGCGGCAAAGGACTACCGCACCGCCTTAAGGAAACTGCGGCGAAATCCGCGAAACCATCTCGCTCAAGCGGAGGCTGAATCCATAGAACGGTTCTTCCGCTCCGGCTGGTACAAGTGCCTCACCGATGTGGACGGCGAAATGGTGATACGAAAACTCAGAGAGGAGGATTAACGGCTATGACTGCAAAAGAATATCTGCGTCAGGCGTACAGGCTTGACCACAGGATAAATTCCGATCTTGCGGAACTCGAACGGCTTCGCGACATGGAAGGCAGCATCAGTTCTCCCAGCTTCGAGGAACACTATAACCCGAACCGCAACACGGAGGCTCCCTTCATCCGCTGCCTTGAGAAGGTGTGGGATTTGGAGATGAAGATAAAGACCGAGATCGACAAACTCATATCCTTAAAAGACCAGATGCGCGAGGTGATTGACGCCGTCCAGAACACGGACGAGCAGATGGTTCTCCGCTACCGCTATATCCATAACATGACATGGGAGCAGATCGGTGACGAACTCAAAGCTGACGAAAGCACGGTCAGACGGTGGCACCGCAGGGCGCTTGCAAGCGTTATCGTCCCGGCTGATCCCATCGTGATATAAATGTGCCGAAAATACCCGGTTTTGCCCAGCAATGCCCACCTTGCATTTATGGTACATTATAATCAGCGGAGCAGAATCAAGAAGCCTCAAGGGTGCAGACCTTTGGGGCTTTCTTCATGCCCAGGAAAGCGAGGTGAAAGGATGCCAAGGAAACCGAAACGACCATGCCGCTATCCCGGATGCGGTCGGCTCTCTGACGGTCCCTACTGTGAGGAACACAGGAAAGCCGTGCGGGACGATTACAACCGTTACGAACGCGCTCCCGACAGCAACAAAAAATACGGCAGGTGTTGGAAACGAATCCGAGACCGCTACGCTGCGGCACACCCGCTGTGCGAACGCTGCCTCAAGGAAGGTCGGTACACTCCCGTCGAGGAAGTGCATCACATCGTTCCCATCTCGAAAGGCGGTGACCACAGGGAAAGCAATCTGATGAGTCTTTGTCAGTCGTGCCATACCAAAATCCATGTGGAGATGGGCGACCGGTAGGGCGGTCAAAATCTCTGCGGGACCTATAGCGGACAGCGGCCTGGGGCTTCGTGTGCAAAAATTCCTATTCAAACGGGGTATTAACCCCTGCCCGCCAAAGCGAGGTGATTTTAGTGGCAAAAGACGGAACGATGAGAGGCGGTCCCCGTCCCGGTACGGGACCGAAACGCAAGGCTCTCGTGGACAAAATCAATAACGGAAAGGCGGACACGGCAATGGTACTCCCCGCGCCTGCGGAGATTGAGGGCGTGGACGTGCCGCCTGTAAAGGAGTACCTGAAAGCAGCGCAGAAAAACGGCAAAGACCTGTGCGCCGAGGAAGTCTACCGTGATACCTGGAACTGGCTCAAGGCAAGAGGCTGTGAAATGTTAGTAAACAACCAGCTTATCGAGCAGTACGCCATGTCGGTTTCCAGATGGATACAGTGCGAGGAGGCAATCTCCGAGTTCGGATTTCTCGCCAAGCATCCCACCACGGGCAACGCCATCGCTTCTCCCTATGTGGCGATGAGCCAGACCTATATGAAACAGGTCAACCAGGTCTGGTATCAGATTTACCAGATCGTGAAAGAAAACTGCTCCGTGGAATACGGCGGCAGAAGCCCACAGGACGATTTGATGGAGCGGCTTTTATCCGCTCGGAAAGGAAACTGACATGAAAACTTACAAAACCGCTGAAAGCGTATGCGCAGGGCATCCCGACAAGCTCTGCGACTATATCTCCGACAGCATCCTCGATGCGTGTCTGTATAAGGACAAGTCCTCCCGCGTGGCCTGCGAGGTCATGGCGACAAGGCACCGCATCATCGTTGCCGGAGAGATCACCTGCTCCAAGAGCGTGGACATCCGCTACGAGGTGCGCAGGGCTTTGCAGAAGCTCGGCTACAATCCCTTCGCTTTTCTGATTTATGTGTTTGTGCATAAGCAGAGCCGCGACATTGCGGGCGGCGTGGATTTGAGCATCGAAGCAAGGAACGGCGACACCTCCTGCTACGCTCACCTCGGCGCGGGCGATCAGGGAACGGTCTACGGCTACGCTACGGACGAGACGGACGAGTACATTCCGCTGCCGCTCCTTCTTTCACACAAAATATGTAAAAGACTGGACTCGGTGCGTCGTGACAACATCATCCGCGGCATCAAGCCGGACGGCAAGGCGCAGGTCACCGTGGAATATGTGAACGGCAAGCCCAAGCGCGTGAAGACCATCGTGGTATCCGTCCAGCACAGCAAGGACAAAGACCTCGATGTGCTGAAGAACGAGATCATCTCCGAGGTGCTGCATCCCGTGTTTACGAAGTTCCCCTTCGATGCGGACACGGAAATCCTCGTCAATCCCTCCGGCAGATTCGTGGAGGGCGGTCCCGGTGCTGACACGGGGCTTACGGGCAGAAAGCTGATGGTGGATACCTACGGCGGACTCGGCGCACACGGCGGCGGCGCGTTCTCCGGCAAGGACCCCACGAAGGTCGACCGCTCCGGCGCATACATGGCGAGGTACATCGCAAAGAACATCGTATCGGCGTCCCTTGCAAAGGAATGTCAGGTCGCAATCAGCTACGCCATCGGCAAGGCTGATCCCGTGGCCGTGCAGATTGATACCTTCGGCACGGGCAAGATCGGCGATGACATTATCGCAAAGGCGGTAAACGATGTGTTCAATATGCGTCCCGCCGCGATCATCAACGACTTTGCGCTGCGCAGATGCTCTTTTGCCGACTACTCCGCCTACGGGCATTTCGGCAACGGCTACCCTGCGTGGGAGCATACCGACAAATACAGAGAACTGAAGGAGGCTGTGGAGAAATATGGGAAAGACGACGACTGAAATGCAGCTCGTTCCGATTGCGAAACTCCTACCGTATGTAAATAACGCGCGGACGCACTCGCCGGAACAGATCACCAAGCTCCGCTCCTCCCTCCGGGAGTTCGGATTCATCAATCCCGTCATCATCGACCGTGACTATGGCGTTATCGCCGGTCACGGTCGTATTCTTGCGGCGAAGGAAGAAGGCATCACCGAGGTGCCCTGCGTGTTCGTGGACTATCTGACCGAGGCGCAGAAAAAGGCGTACATCATCGCCGACAACCGTTTCGCCCAGGATGCCGGATGGGACGAGGAACTCCTGCGCATCGAGATTGAGTCCCTGCAGGGCGCGGACTTCGATGTATCGCTCACGGGCTTTGAGGCGGATGAGATCGCCGACCTCTTTGCCGGGAACAAGGAATCGGATGTAAAGGATGACGACTTCGACCTGACCGCTGCCCTTGAGAAAGCCTCCTTCGTGGAGCGCGGAGATATCTGGACGGTCGGCAGGCACCGACTCATGTGCGGGGACGCTACTTCCGCAGAGGATGTGGCAAAGCTGATGGACGGCAGGAAAGCCAACCTCATCGTGACCGATCCTCCGTATGGCGTGTCCTTCAAGAGTTCGAGCGGGCTGACCATACAGAACGACTCCATGAAGAATGACGAGTTCTATGCCTTCCTGCTTTCCGCTTTCAAGTGCATGGCGGATTCACTCGAAAAAGGCGGCGCGGCTTATGTGTTCCACGCCGACACCGAGGGCTTGAACTTTAGAAAAGCGTTCATTGATGCCGGATTCCATCTGGCGGGCGTGTGTATATGGGTGAAGAACTCCCTCGTGCTGGGACGCTCGGATTATCAATGGCAGCATGAGCCTGTACTTTACGGATTCCTGCAAAGCGGCAAGCATCCGTGGTACGGCGGCAGAAAGCAGACCACCATCTGGAACTACGACAAGCCCAAGCGCAATGCCAACCATCCGACATCAAAGCCGCTCGACCTCCTCGGCTATCCGATCTGCAACTCCTCCCAGGAGAACGCAATCGTGATAGACACCTTCGGCGGCAGCGGCTCCACCATGATGGCATGTGAACAGACAAACCGAATCTGCCACATGATGGAACTGGACGAGAAATACGCATCGGTCATCCTCCGCAGAGCCGTGGAGAACGGTATCGCGCCGGAGGATATTTTTGTGGAACGGGACGGGAAACAGATACCCTACGCCGACCTTGTGAAGGAGGTGGAACTCCCCGATGGAACAGAATAAACTGACGCTCGGCAGCCTCTTTGACGGCTCCGGCGGTTTTCCTTTAGGTGGCTTGATTTCCGGCATCGCTCCCTTGTGGGCATCGGAGATCGAGCCGTTTCCTATTCGGGTGACCACCAAACAGCTGCCGTTCATGAAGCATTACGGTGATGTGTCCGCATTGAACGGAGCGGAACTCCCGCCTGTGGACATCATCACCTTCGGTTCGCCGTGCCAGGACATGAGCATCGCGGGCAAGCGTGAAGGTCTGGACGGAAACCGCTCCGGGCTTTTTTATGAAGCCGTCCGAATCGTAAAGGAAATGAGGTGTGCAACCGATGGAAAATATCCGAGATACATCGTCTGGGAAAATGTCCCAGGCGCATTCAGTTCAAACAAGGGCGAGGACTTCAAAGCCGTCCTCGATGAGATCTGCCGCGTCAAAGACTGTGAAGCTGATACTCCTCGACCGAAGAAATGGTCAGGCGCAGGATGCATCGTGGCAGACGATTACTCCGTCGCATGGCGGGTATTTGATGCTCAATACTGGGGAGTTCCCCAGCGCAGAAAACGCATCTACCTTGTCGCAGATTTTGCAGGTCAATGTGCCGGAAAAATACTATTTGAGTCCGAAGGCCTGTCTGGGTATACTCCGCAGGGCTTCCGCTCGTGGCAAGGAATTGCCGATCCTGCTGAAGAAAGCCCTGGAACGACAGGCGCTGTCTGCTTGAACGACCAGGGCGGCGACCGCATGGATGTGTCCGAGGATGTGACGGGAACGCTCCGCGCACAGAATCACGGACATCCTCCCGTAGTGATGGGTGCAGCGGGCTTCTGCACGGAGCATTCGGCAAAGAGCCGATCCATAGGATATGAGGAAGAAACCTCCCCGACGCTCCGAGCCGGGACTGTTCCCGCCGCGGTCTATGAGAACCACAGTCAGGACACCCGTTATACCGGTCCCGTTGAAGTCGCTCCCACGGTCATGTCGACCTACGGCACGGGCGGCAACAACCAGCCCTTCGTGGTGGAAACGCCGAAAACACTCAAAATCCGCAGCGGATGTGAAGGAGGCGGCAAGGGTGCGCTCATCCAGGACAACAAGTCTGCTACGCTCGGATGCAACAATGACCAGACACTTTTCGTGCCGACCGTGTTCGGCATCTGCTCCAAGGACTCCAATGCCATGAAGTCCTCCAATCCCCACAGCGGGATTTACGAGGCGGATACCTCGCGGACGCTTGACGGCAACGGCGGTAATCCCACCTGCAACCAGGGCGGCATGGCTGTCGTGGCCTTGGAGGGCAACGGCACAAGACCGTCCCACAAAGGCAGCGGCTACTCGGAGGATGGCGTCGGCTTTACGCTGAACGCAACGGAACAGCACGGCGTGGCTTACGGTATCGACCGCGCTACATATAACATGGGACAGAACGCACAGTTCGGCATAGCGGTCGAGGAAGAAGTCGAGCCTACAATGGTGGCGAAAGGACCGGGCGCTGTCGCCCACCCGGTATATACCACGAGCAAGAACTCCTACCACACCGAAGCGGAGGAAGATGTGGCGAACACGCTGGTCGCTACGGATTACAAGGACCCGCCGACCGTATCGGAGGAACCCTACTATATAGTACGCAGGCTCACGCCTACGGAATGCGCGAGGCTCCAGGGTTTTCCCGACTGGTGGTGCGATGACCTCGGAACGGATGAGCCGACCGATGAGGACGTGGCGTTCTGGCGCGAGGTGTTTGAAACGCACCGCAAGGTCATAGGGACTTCCTCGAAGCCGAAAACAGATGCGCAGATTGTCAAGTGGCTCAAGGAGCCGCACGCCGACTCCGCCGAATACAAGCTGTGGGGCAACGGCGTCGCTCTTCCGTGCGTCCATTTCGTGCTTTCGGGCATTGTGTATTACTCACAGTTTCCGACCGCATAATCGGGTGGTTATTCTACAGCGGAAAATCCGTAATTTGCTTGCTATTCCGGGGCTTTAGAGTGATGTATATACATGCCGAAAGGCACAGAAAACAAGCAGAAAACGGAGGTAAACACAATGCAGGTAAAGTACAACGTAACAGGCGCAAGGCGCAAGGAACTGGTCAAGGTCATCTCGGACACCACAGGGGCAAAGGCTGAATACAAATTCATGCCAACCTGCAACTACGAGATCGACTACTTTACGGTCACCAAGGACGGAACGCTCCTCTTCGATGACCGCGCCGACAGCGAGGAGGTCGAGCAGGTGCTTGAGGCCATCGCCGCTGCAGGCTTTGAATGCGAGGCGCAGGATGAAGAATCCGACGAGGCCGCCGAAACCGAGGCACAGGCCGATGTGGACGGTCTTACGGTCGAGATGCCGAGGAGCTTCTTCACGGACGCCGCGCTCGACAATCTGAAAAGGCTTGTCGAAAGCAAGGCGGCGCTCATCAAGAAAGCCATCGGCACAGACGATCTTCCAATCGAGGTGACGGACGAGAAGGTTTCCTTCCCTTGGTTCACCGAGACCGAGCCGGATGCGGTACGCGCCTACACCAACTTCATCAGCAAGCTCTCCGAGATGGCGAAGAACGCCACGAGGGTGACGGCGACCGAAAAGGCGGTCGACAACGAGAAGTACGCATTCCGCTGCTTTCTCCTCCGCCTCGGCTTTATCGGAGCAGACTACAAGACCGACAGAAAAATCCTGCTGAAGAACCTCACGGGCTCCTCGGCATTCAGAAACGGAGGTGCGGATCATGAGATTTCCGAATAAAGAAACCATCGAGCGCATCCGCAGGGAGTATCCTGCCGGAACCCGCGTGGAACTGGTAAAGATGGACGATGCGCAGGCTCCCGCTCCCGGCACGAAAGGAACGGTCGTGGGCGTGGATGATACGGGCTCCCTCCTCATGCATTGGGATAACGGCAGCGGTCTGAATGTGGTCTACGGCGAAGACATCGTAAGAAAACTCGCCACAGTCACGACCGTCTGCTACGGAGAGAAAAAGGTGTGGGATTCCCGCAAGGAAGCCGCCGACTTCTTCCTGCAGACCATCGCGGGAACGGAAGGTGCGGAGTGCGAACGATATACCACCATTTATACCAAACTGGTATCGGGACTGGAGGTGTGCAGCGATGACGCAGACGATTAAGGAACAGATTCTCGCCATCCGTGACACGGGGCTTACGAATATGTTTGATGTGAACATGGTGCAGCGCCTCGCTTATGAGCGCGACTTCTACGAACTGGTGACCTTCCTCGAAGAGAACCGCAAGGAATATGTGCATTTCATCCTCTACGGCGAGGAGTAAAGTACACAATTCCAACCGCGATACTCTGGTACATTTATTCTCGGAAATGACTTGCTATTATGTGCTTTCAGAGTGATATATGTACATACCGAAAGGGAAAACACCGAAAACGGAGGACAAAGACCATGACGATCAACGATGCAATGAGAACCTACAGACTGCCGAACCCCACCACGCCGGAAGACCTCGAATGCAGATGGAGCAAGCTGCTGACCTTCGGAGACAAGGTGGTCATCGCGGGATACTTCTACAACGGGCAGAACAAGCCCTGTTACTTCGGAGCAACCTACGAGTTCCTTGACGATGACCATACCTGCGAAGGAACCATCGGGCTGCGGGCGGCAAGCGAGGTCGAGTTCGAGGATGACGGACACGCCATAGCCTGGGCGATGCAGCAGTAAACGCAAAAAGCAAATAACAAAAGGGACGAGCCGAAAGGCTCTGTCTCTCGTACAGATAGTTTTGACGGTCGCAGCGATGCGGCTGTTTTTTATGCCACGAGGAGGTGACGTCTTGCGACATCTGAAGAAATACAAGCCGACGAAGTTCAAGGCGAAGGACTCCGTTTATGACAAGGACAAAGCCGATTATGCCGTATCCTTCATCGAATGCCTCTGCCATACCAAAGGCACATGGGCGGGTAAGCCCTTTGAACTGATTGACTGGCAGGAGCAGATCATACGGGACATCTTCGGCATCATGAAGCCGAACGGCTATCGGCAGTTCAACACGGCGTATATTGAGATACCGAAGAAAATGGGCAAGTCGGAACTCGCCGCCGCTGTCGCCCTGCTCCTTTGCTGTGGTGACGGCGAGGAACGCGCCGAGGTGTACGGATGCGCCGCCGACAGACAGCAGGCCGCCATCGTTTTTGATGTGGCTGCGGATATGGTGCGGATGTGTCCCGCGCTTGCCAAGCGAGTCAAGATACTGACCGCCACCAAGCGCATCGTGTTCCAGCCGACCAACAGCTTCTATCAGGTGCTTTCGGCTGAAGCCTACTCCAAGCACGGCTTCAACATCCACGGCGTGGTATTTGATGAGCTTCATACCCAGCCCAACCGAAAGCTGTTTGATGTCATGACGAAGGGCTCCGGCGACGCGAGGATGCAGCCTCTTTACTTCCTGATCACCACTGCGGGTACGGATACGCACAGTATCTGCTTTGAGACGCATCAGAAAGCAAAGGACATCCTCGAAGGCAGGAAGATCGATCCCACCTTCTATCCCGTCATATACGGCGCGGATGAATCGGACGACTGGACTGATCCGAAGGTGTGGAAGAAAGCGAATCCGTCCCTGGGCATCACGGTCGGCATTGATAAGGTCAAGGCGGCGTGCGAGTCTGCAAGGCAGAATCCTGCCGAGGAGAACTCCTTCCGTCAGCTAAGGCTCAACCAATGGGTAAAACAGGCTGTCAGATGGATGCCTATGGAGAAATGGGACGCCTGTTCATTCGCCGTTGTCGAGGATGAACTGGAAGGCCGCGTCTGCTACGGCGGTCTCGACTTGTCCTCCACCACGGACATCACGGCGTTCGTTCTCGTGTTTCCGCCTCTTGACGAGGAGGATAAATACATCATCCTCCCGTTCTTCTGGATACCGGAAGAAAACATGGAACTGCGGGTAGCCCGCGACCATGTTCCGTATAACGTGTGGGAACGGCAGGGATACCTTCAGACCACGGAGGGCAATGTCGTTCACTACGGCTACATCGAGAAATTCATCGAGCGGCTGGGTGAACGCTACAACATCAGGGAGATTGCCTTCGACCGCTGGGGAGCGGTTCAGATGGTACAGAACCTTGAGGGCATGGGCTTTACGGTCGTGCCGTTCGGACAGGGCTTCAAGGATATGTCCCCTCCAACCAAGGAACTGATGAAGCTGACCTTGGAGGAACGCATCGCGCACGGCGGGCATCCCGTCCTGCGCTGGATGATGGACAACATATATGTGCGGACTGATCCTGCCGGGAACATCAAGCCCGACAAGGAAAAGTCAACGGAGAAAATAGACGGTGCCGTGGCGACCGTGATGGCTCTTGACCGGGCTATCCGCTGCGGCAATGACACGGCCGAGAGTGTTTACGACACCCGCGGTCTTTTGTTTATCTGAAAGGACGGTGATCTTTATGGGGATATTCAGCGGACTGTTTCGGTCGAGGGATAAGCCTGAAAACAGAACTCCCGGCAGCAGCTACGCCTTTTACATGGGCGGCTCGTCTGCGGGCAAGGTGGTGACTGAGCGGAGCGCGATGCAGATGACGGCGGTGTACGCTTGTGTGCGTATATTGTCAGAAGCCATTGCGGGACTTCCGCTCCATATGTACCGCTACAAGGAGGACGGCGGCAAAGAAAAGGCCATCGACCATCCGTTATACCTTCTGCTCCATGACGAGCCGAATCCTGAGATGAGTTCATTCGTGTTCCGGGAAACACTGATGACTCATCTTTTGTTATGGGGAAATGCCTATGCGCAGATAATACGCAACGGCAAGGGTGAGGTTGTGGCGCTGTATCCGCTGATGCCGAACAAGATGACCGTCAGCCGGGATGAGAACGGGCAGCTTTATTACACCTATCAGAAGTCGCAGGAGGAGCTTCCGAAGGATAACAACTCCACGGTCATCCTCCATCCTTCCGATGTACTGCATATTCCGGGACTCGGTTTCGATGGTCTTGTGGGCTACTCGCCGATTGCGATGGCAAAGAACGCCATAGGGCTTGCGATAGCGACTGAGGAATACGGCAGCAAGTTCTTCGCAAACGGCGCAGCACCGAGCGGTGTGCTGGAACATCCGGGAACAATCAAGGACCCGCAGCGGGTGCGTGAATCGTGGATGAGCCAGTTCGGAGGCTCGGCGAACAGCAACAAGATCGCCGTTCTGGAGGAGGGGCTTAAATACACACCGATCTCCATATCGCCGGAGCAGGCGCAGTTCCTCGAAACGCGCAAATTCCAGATAAACGAAATCGCTCGAATTTTCAGGGTGCCGCCTCACATGGTCGGAGACCTTGAGAAGTCGAGCTTTTCCAATATAGAGCAGCAGTCGCTTGAATTTGTCAAATATACGCTTGATCCATGGGTGGTCAGATGGGAGCAGTCAATACAGAGGACTCTCCTCTCTCCCACGGAGAAAAAGAGCTACTTCATCAAATTCAATGTGGAAGGACTGCTTCGCGGAGATTACCAAAGCCGTATGAGCGGGTATGCAACGGCAAGGCAGAACGGCTGGATGAGCGCCAACGACATCCGTGAGCTGGAGAACCTTGACCGCATCCCGACAGAGGACGGCGGTGATCTCTACCTCGTAAACGGCAATATGCTCCCGCTTTCCAGGGCGGGCGCTTTTGCGGATACAACTACTGACCAAGGGAAGGAGGAAGAAGCCAATGAGTCAGACGAAGAAGTTCTGGGCGTGGAAGAACCAGGCGGACGAAGACGGGGCCGAGGCAAGGGTGCTTGAATTGTACGGCACGATTGCTGAGGAGTCGTGGTTCGATGACGATATCACGCCCGCGCAGTTCAAGGAGGAACTGTTCGCAGGGAGCGGTCCCGTGACCGTATGGATCAATTCGCCCGGAGGAGACTGCATTGCGGCAAGCCAGATATACACCATGCTGATGGATTACAAGGATGACGTGACCGTCAAGGTCGACGGTATCGCGGCATCTGCGGCGTCCGTAATCGCTATGGCGGGTACGAAGGTGCTGATGGCTCCCACGGCGCTCATGATGATCCACAATCCCGCGACCATCGCTATGGGAGACCATGAGGATATGCAGAAAGCCATCGAAATGCTGGACGAGGTCAAGGAAAGCATCATCAATGCCTACGAGATCAAGACCTCACTTTCGAGGGCAAAGCTGTCGCACCTTATGGATGCGGAAACCTGGATGAATGCGAACAAGGCTGTGGAGTTGGGCTTTGCGGACGGCATTCTCGAAGATGAGAAAACCGCCGAGGTCGTTATCCCCGCCTATGCGTTTTCCAGAAAGACCGTGCAGGCGGCGCTGATGAACAAGATCAGTGCCAGGGTAAAGCCTGTGCAGAAAGCGGATATTCCCGCACCTGCACAGCAGGAAGAACCGATGGGACGTTCAGTCGATGAACTGAAAGCCCGTCTCAACACCATCAAAAACTTTATTTAACGGAGGTAAACATCATGACTATTATCGAAATGCGTGAAAAGAGAGCCAAGCTGTGGAATACGATGGAGGGATTCCTCGACACCCACAGGAACGACAAGGGCGTGCTGTCCGCAGAGGACGACGCCACCTATTCCGCTATGGAGCAGGATCTGAACGATCTCTCAAACGAGATCCGCCGCATGGAGCGCAGGGATGCTATGGAAGCGGAACTGAACAAGCCCGTGGGCAAGCCTCTCACGGGAATGCCGGAAAAACCTGCAGGAGCCGATGAGAAGAAAGGCCGTGCGTCCAATGCCTACAAGGAAGACTTCGGCAGACACCTTCGCGGCAAGGCTCCGATCCACAACGTGCTTTCCGAAAGCACCGATGCAGACGGCGGCTATCTTGTGCCGGAGGAGTTTGAGCAGCAGATCATCACCGGACTTGACGAGGCAAACGTGATCCGTTCCCTTGCCAAGGTCATCACTACCCATCATGACAGGAAGATTCCTGTTGCGGTAGGACATTCCGCTGCGACCTGGACTGCGGAGAATGCTGCATACACCGAGAGCAGCCCGACCTTCGGTCAGAAGCAGATCGACGCTTTCAAGCTGACCGACCTTATCCGTGTCAGCGTGGAGCTTCTGCAGGATTCCGAGTTCGATCTTGAGGAGTATATCGCAAACGAGTTCGCCAGAGCGTTCGGTAGTGCCGAGGAAGAGGCATTCTGCGTGGGTACCGGCACCAATCAGCCTACGGGTATCTTTACCGCCAACGGCGGCACGGTCGGCGTTACGGCTGCAAGCGCAACCGCGATCACTGTGGACGAGGTCATTAACCTTGTGTATGCGCTTAAGTCTCCTTACCGCAGAAATGCCAAGTTCCTCATGAACGACGCTACCGTGTCCCTCATCCGCAAGCTGAAGGATCAGAACGGTGCGTACCTGTGGCAGCCTTCTGTTCAGGCTGGTCAGCCTGACAAACTGCTTGGCTATGACCTTTATACCTCTCCGTATGTGCCTACCGTGGCAGCGGGAGCGCTTACTATTGCATTCGGCGATTTCCAGAACTACTGGATCGGTGACCGCGCAGGCCGTACCGTGCAGAGACTCAACGAACTGTACGCTACCAACGGGCAGATCGGCTATGTGGCTACGGAGCGCGTGGACGGCAAGGTCATCCTGCCGGAGGGCATCCAGCTCCTCAAGATGAAGACCGGCAATTCGTGATAAAGAAAGGAGGCGGCGGTGATGGATACCCTGCTTGAGAAAGTCAAGGCAAATCTGATACTTGAGCATTCGGCGGACGATGAGCTGCTCACGCAGTACATCACTGCCGCCGTTTCCTATGCGGAGAGCTATCAGCACATAGCGGAGGGCTACTACTCGGAGAACGCCATGCCCGCGACCACGGAGCAGGCTGTTATCATGCTGGCAAGCCACTTCTATGAGTCGAGGGACGGCTCCACGGGTGGCTTCTTCGCTGACAACACGAACGCGGCGCAGCAGGTATGGAACACGGTCAACCTCCTCCTTCGGATCGACCGTGAATGGCTCGTATGAGCCATTGGGGTCCCCGACAAGTCGTAAGACTTGTTGGGGAGAGGACGAGCAACGGAATGAAGGAGCTTTTCGCGCTTGCGCGGAAACGACTGATATGGAGTTTGTGAGGACGAGGAAGGTGTGACTATGAGTTTCGGAAAGATGAATACCTCCATCGCCATCGTGGAGAAGCAGTTCACGCAGGACGATGAGGGCTTTAAGACGGAAACGGATGTGACCGTTGCAGAGGTACGCGCTTACCGGGAAGGCCGGCACGGCAGCGAGAAGTGGGCGAACATGGCCACCTATTCGACCGCCACCGACCTTTTCCGTTTCCGCGTGATACCCGGCGTTACGGTCACCACGGAAATGAAGATACTCTGCGGCGGGCATACCTTCGAGATCACTTCCGTTGAGGATGTGAAAGGCAGGGGTATGTACCTTGAGGTGCTGGGGACGGAGGTGAAAAAGAGTGGCTAAAGCGACATTCAAGATGCCGGACGAGTTCCTTATGAAGGTATCGAAACTGGCGGACAGGACTGACGAGATTCTGCCGAAGGTGCTGGAGGCGGGCGCGGAGGTCATTGAGGGCAAGGTGCGCTCCAACCTCTCGTCCATCATCGGCAAAGGCACCAAGGAGCCGTCACGCTCCACGGGTCAGCTTTTGTCCGCTCTCGGAACCTCGCCTGCCCTGCAGGACAAGAACGGCGATTTCAATGTGAAGGTCGGCTTTGCCGAGCCGAGGTCTGACGGCGAGAGCAATGCCAAGATAGCAACCATACTCGAATACGGCAAAAGCGGACAGCCTGCAAAGCCGTTTTTGAAGCCCGCGAAGTCCGCATCGAAAAACGCCTGCATCGAAGCGATGAAGGCAAAACTGGAATCGGAGGTGAACGGCATATGAGCCTGTTATCTGAGATCAAGACTGCGGTCACGGGCTGCGGTCTTTCCGTGGAGACGGGCGTGTTTTCCGATGAGCCGCCGGATGAATATGTCGTGGTGACTCCGCTTGCGGACACCTACGAGCTTCATGCGGACGATGCTCCCGGATACGAGACGCAGGAGGCGCGGCTCTCCCTGTTCTCCAAGGGCAACTATATGCAGCGGAAGAAGCAGCTTTGCAATGCACTCCTTGCTGCTGATTTTACTGTCACGGACAGGCGGTATATCGGACACGAGGACGATACCGGCTTCCACCACTACGCCATTGACGTGGCGAAACTTTATGAAACGGAGGATTGAACATTATGGCAACAATCGGTCTTGATAAACTTTTCTATTCCAAGATCACGGAGGACGCCAGCGGCAACGAGACCTACGGCACTCCCGTGTCGCTTGCGAAAGCGATGACAGCGGAACTGTCCGTGGAGCTTGCAGAGGCTACGCTTTATGCGGACGATGGCGCGGCGGAGGTCGTGAAGGAGTTCCAGAGCGGGACGCTCTCCCTCGGCGTGGACAACATCGGTCTTACTGCGGCGGCTGACCTTACGGGCGCGACTGTCGATGACAACGGCGTCCTGGTATCCGCATCGGAGGACGGCGGCGATCCCGTGGCTATCGGTTTCCGCGCGAAGAAAGCGAACGGCAAGTACCGCTACTTCTGGCTCTACCGCGTGATCTTCGGCATTCCCGCCACGAACCTTACCACCAAGGGCGAGAGCATCGAGTTCTCCACGCCTACCATCGAGGGTACGGTTTACCGCAGGAACAAGGTGGACGAACAGGGCAACCATCCGTGGAAGGCGGAGGTGTCCGAGGACGATACGGGCGTGACCGCCGAAACGATCTCCGGCTGGTACACGAGCGTTTATGAGCCGTCCTTTGAGGGCGAGGGTTAAGGAGGTAACGCATCATGGATGAAAGAAGCGCAATCGTAAAAATCGGCGGTCAGGAGTACGAGATGCTCCTCACCACCAAGGCAACGAAGGAAATCGCCGGACGCTACGGCGGCTTGGAGAACCTGGGCGATAAGCTGATGAAGTCGGAGAACTTCGAGATGGCTCTCGATGAGATCGTGTGGCTCATCACGCTCCTGTGCAACCAGACCATCCTTGTCCACAACCTCAAGCATCCGGACGAGAAAAAGCCGGAACTGACCACGGAGGAGGTCGAGCTTCTCACCTCACCGATGGAACTGACGGATTACAAGGACGCCATCATGGAGGCGATGTACAGAGGTACAAAGCGGAATGTGGAAAGTGAACCTGATCCAAAAAACGCGCAAGTCGGGTAAGTGACGGGGAGTTATTTACCCGGCTTTTATATTACGGCATCAGTCAGCTTCATCTTTCGCAGGATGAGTTCTGGCTGATGCCGTTCGGTCTGTTTATGGATTTGTGGGAGTGCCATAAGCAGTATAACGGCATCTCGAAGCCGAAACAGAATCTCACGATTGACGATGTTATCCCATACGGAATCTGACGGGAAGGAGGTAAAGACGCATGGCTGACAATTTCGGTCTGAAGATCGGCGTGGAGGGCGAGAAGGAATTCAAGAAAGCCCTGTCCGACATCAACCAGTCGTTCAAGGTACTCGGCTCGGAAATGAAGCTTGTATCCTCGCAGTTCGACAAAAACGATAAATCCGTGCAGGCTCTCTCTTCCCGCAATCAGGTGCTGAACAAGGAGATTGACGCACAGAAACAGAAAATCGAAACGCTGAAGGCGGCTCTCGATAACGCCGCGTCCTCCTTCGGCGAAAACGACAAGCGCACACAGAACTGGCAGATTCAGCTTAACAACGCAGAAGCCGCTCTGAACGACATGGAGCGCGAACTGGAGGACAACAACAAGGCTCTCCAGGACGCAGAGAACGGTTTTGACGAGGCGGGCGATGAAGCGGGCGAGTTTGCCAAGGAAGTGGACGATGCCGGGGACCAGTCGGAGGACGCGGGCGGCAAGTTCAAGAAGCTCGGCGAAATCGCCAAGACCGTGGGCAAGGCTATGGCTGCCGCCGTTGCCGCTATCGGCGCGGCTGCGGTCGCTGCCGGAAAAGCCCTGTGGAACATGGCGAACGATGTGGCTGAAGCGGGGGACGAGATCGACAAGATGTCGCAGAAGATCGGCATCAGCGCGGAGTCCTACCAGGAGTGGGACTATGTGTTCCAGAGATGCGGCACGGACGTCAACAACCTCCAGGCGGGCATGAAAACGCTCTCCGGCGTTATTGCGGACGCAGGCAACGGCTCGTCCTCCGCTGCGGAAAAGCTGGCGGCGGTCGGTCTTTCCATTGACGATCTGAACGGCAAGAGCCAGGATGAGCAGCTATCCATCGTTATTGCGGCTTTGCAAGATATGGAGGCAGGCGCAGAAAGAACATCTGCCGCAACTGACCTGCTCGGACGCTCCGCAACGGACATGGCGGCAGTCCTCAACATGACCGCCGAAGAAACGGAAGCCTTAAAGCAGGAGGCGCAGGACTACGGCATGGTCATGAGCAATGAAGCCGTGGCAGCCTCCGCCGCTTTCGAGGACAGCCTCACGAAACTGCAGGGTACGCTCGGAGGGCTTAAGAACCGCATGATCGGCGAACTGCTCCCAGGCATCACGCAGATCATGGACGGGCTTTCCGACCTTGTTGCCGGGAACGAGCAGGCAGGCGAAGAAATCAAGAACGGCGTCACGAGTGTGATAGAAACGGTATCCTCCATGATACCGCAGGCGGTTTCCCTTATCTCCACCATCGCGGCGGCTGTGCTGGAAAGCGCGCCGTCCATCATATCTGCTCTCGCGGAGGGAATCATCAGTGCGATACCCACGCTCGTGCCTGTCGTTTTGCAGGTCATCACGGAACTGATAGGCGCACTTGTGACGCTCCTTCCGCAGATCGTGGATGCGGGTATGCAGATCATCGTGTCGCTCATCCAGGGCATCGCCCAGGCTGTGCCGACTCTCATTCCGCAGATGGTGCTTGTGGTGACGCAGATCGTGCAGACGCTCATTGAAAATCTGCCGATGGTGCTGGACGCTGCCCTTCAGCTTATCACGGGACTGGCGCAGGGACTCCTTGACGCGATTCCCGTCCTCGTGGCGGCTCTGCCTGACATCATCACGGCGATTGTGGAGTTCATCATCGGGGCTATCCCGCAGATCATCGATGCCGGGATTCAGCTTCTGACTTCGCTGATTACCGCCTTGCCGCAGATCATCCAGGCAATCGTGGCGGCGATTCCTCAGATCATTGACGGTATCCTCAACGCTATCCTCGGCGCGATACCGCAGCTTATTGACGCGGGCGTCCGGCTGCTTGTGGCTCTGATCGAGAACCTGCCGACCATCATCACCACAATAGTGAACGCCATCCCGCAGATCATTACATCTATCGTGAACGCGCTCATCGGGAACATCGACAAGATCATCATGGCGGGCGTTCAGCTTTTCGTGGCGCTCATCAAGAACCTGCCGCAGATTATCGTGGCAATCGTGAAAGCCGTGCCGCAGATCATATCCTCCATCGTGAAGGGTTTTGCGGGCGGCGTGTCGCAAATGGCGCAGGTCGGCCTGAACCTTATCAAGGGCATCTGGAACGGCATCGGAGACGCCGCGTCCTGGCTGTGGAGCAAGGTCAGCGGCTTCTGCTCGAACCTCCTCAGTAAGATCAAGGGCTTCTTCGGAATATCCTCGCCGTCCAAGGAGATGGCGTGGGTCGGCGATATGCTTACCCAGGGTCTTGCAGGAGGTATCGATGATTCGGCGAAGGTGGCGATTGACGCCGCGCAGGATTTGAACAAGGGCATCATGGATGTGATGGACGGTCTGGCGGACGATATGAATACCGCCGTGCCGAGCAATTTCAACCTTGACGCCGACGCGACCGTCCGCTCTGCGGTAAACGGGGCAATGGGTACGAACGGCGGCAGTTCCTACGGCGCGCTCGTTTCTGTCGGTCAGATGATCGTCCGCAGCGAGGACGATATCCGCAGGATTTCACAGGAACTGTACGACCTGATACAGACAGGCTCCCGTGCGCAGGGACGCTTTTCAACGGCATAAGGAGGTGGGCTGAATGGGCTTTATATATAACGATACATCATCAGCGGATATGGGTCTGAAAGCGCGGCTCACCTCTTGGCAGGTGTGCGGAAGTCTCCGCAACTATACCGCGTCCATTCCGGGCAAGAGCGGTATCGCGGACTTCGGCGCGGATTTCGATTACAGGGAGATCAATGTATCTTGCAGCATCCCTCCGAAGAGAACCTTTGCGGCTCTCGTGTCGGTGCTGGACGATATCGCGCTGTGGCTCGATCCCGCGGACGGACTGAAACAGCTTATTTTTGACGATGTACCGGACAGGTACTTCATGGCAAGGCTCTCCGAGAAGGTGGACTGCGAAAGGCTGCTCATCCGTTCGGCGGGCAGCTTTGACCTTAAGTTTCTCTGTCCCGATCCGTTTGCCTACGCTGTGGAGGATGAGGAGTTTTCTATCACCACCACGGGAAACCATACGGTCAGACGCACGAAGGGAAACATCGAATCCCATCCCGTTTACCGCATCAAGGGCGTTATCACCTCCGGCGTGAGCAATTACATCACCATCACCACGAACGGCTCACAGCTTAAGGTCGTGAACGCTTCTCTTGCGGCAACGGAAACGCTGGTGGTCGATACGGACATGATGACCGCATGGGTGGAGGACTCGAACGGCAATGTGCTGCGGAACGGTCTGCCGTATCTTTCGCAGCTTAATTTCCCGGCTCTTGAGGTCGGAAACAATACGATTGCTGTGGCGGCGAACAACGCCACGTTTACAAGGCTTGATATCCAGGCAAAAAGCAGATGGAGGTGACGGCGGATGTCCTTAAAAACGATACTCAATAAAGAGACGGACTTCACGGGCGAGTTCCTGGCGGAACTTGCGAAGGACGGCCTGTGGCGTTTTAACGATGACGCTCCCGACGCCGACACCTGCCTTGCCGACTCCTCCGGCAAAGAGCGGAAGGTGTATATCAACAACTGGAGCGGAACGACAGCGTCTTTGACAGACGGCATTTTCGGCACATACTTCCGTATGAACATCAACAATCCGTCTTCCGAGAAAACCTATCTGCGTGTGACGAATGACGGCTCGATTTTCTCCAATATCGGGGAGCGCATCATCGTGGGCGGCTGGATGCGTCCGACCACCTATTCCGTGGGCAACACATACACGCCGCTCCTCTCCACGAGGGCAGGCACGGGCAATCCGATATTCTATCTGTCTCTCATCCGGGGAAAGCCGAGGATCATGCTCTACAATTCCTCCGGCTCTCTGATACTGGACACCTCGGTCACGCCGTCATTTAATCTGGAGAACGCCAAGTGGTACTTCATCGCGGCGGTGATCGAACCTGCAAACAGAAAAGCCTGGTATGTGGTCGGCGATAAGGCGGCAGGCACGGTGTGGAAATCCTCCGCGCTGACCATATCGGGAGAACTGAACCGCTCCTGCACGGCTGACCTTGTCTGGGGGATGCTGAACAATTCCTACTGGTACGCGGGCGGCTTTGACGAGTGGTTCCTGGACTGCGACTCGGCTCTTACCGCGGACGATCTCATGGACTATTTCCGCTCCGCTGTCATGGCGAATGCCGGAGATACCACGGGAGCGGTTGACGGTATCACCGAGCCTGGGACGGTCACACTCCGCAAGGCAAGCGGCACATATCCGACCGAAGGCGTCCTTACAACGGCGGCTGCGGAATGCAGTCTCTCCGGGACGGGGCGCGTGTCCGTGACGAGCGAATATATTTCCGGCACGACCGCCGTGTCCCTGGTGGAGACTTCCACGAGCGATGATCTCATCACATGGAGCGATTGGGTGGCCGTTCCCGCTGACGGTAAACTGGCGTCTCCCAACAAGGAATACATCCGTTTCCGGGTGACGCTTACGACAAGCGATGTGAGCAAGACGCCGAAACTGATAGACATCAGGCTCTATGATATTCCGAAATCGCCGTATGAGAAGATTGGCTATTCCCGTCCCGTGGTGCTTGATTCCAACGGAGCGTGGGAGGCTGTGCTTGAGAACGCCTACGACATCATCGTCACGGGCGAGATCAACGGCGAGGACACGCTTTCCTTCAAGATTCCGTACCGCGACAGCAAGCGCGTCCATATCGACAGCGAGAAGAAAATACAGATCGTGGACGATATCTACAAGGTACGCACGGTCACGGACAGCAAGGATACCGAGGGCAATTCCGTCACGGAGGTGTACGCCGAGGCGGAGTTCTATGACCTTACCTTCTCCGTCCGAAAAGAGGAGCGCACCTTTGAAGCGGAGTATGCGGAAACAGCAATGGCTTATGCTCTTGCCGGGACGGAGTGGTCTGTCGGCACGGTCAATGTGCGCACCAAGAGGACATGGACGAGCAGCGAGAAAAATGCGCTCTCCATCCTCCGAAACGTGGCAGACCTGCACGGCGGCGATCTTGTTTTCGACTGCCCGAACAGGCTGGTGCATCTGCTGACCGTCAACGGCAAGGACAGCGGCGCGCTCTTTGCCTACAGAAAGAACATGAAGTCCATCCAGAGGGTGGTCGATACCCGCAGCCTTGTGACCAGGCTCTATGCCGTGGGCGCGGACGGTCTGACCTTTGCCGACATAAACGGCGGCAAGCCCTATGTGGAGGACTTTTCCTATACGAACGAGGTACGCATCTCCACGCTGGACTGCTCGTCTTTTACGAATCCGTATCAGATGAAGGAATACACGGAGATGCGGCTGGCGCAGTACGCAAAGCCCACCATTTCCTATGTGCTGAACGCTATGGACTTGTCCGTCCTCACGGGCTACGAGCATGAAGCGTGGGAACTTGGGGACTATGTGCGCGTGGAGGACAAGGAGCTGGGCATCTCGGTCACGACAAGAATCGTGCGCCGGGAATACAACCTGCAGGAGCCGTGGAACACGGTGCTGGAGCTTTCCACCACGCTGAAGAACCTCGGCAGTTCCGCAAGCCAATGGGACAATGCCGCCGATACGCTGGAAGGCACGAGCATGGTATCCAACGATGATATCCGTGAGATGGTGCCGTTCAACCTGCTGCGAAACTCCCGCGCTGACGACGGGCTTGCCTACTGGACGAGTTCCGGCTTTACGGCTGACGGCGAGAACGGCGCGTCCGGTACGGCGTCCTTCATGGCGGAGGGTGTGTCGGGTATGACGAAAAGTCTTTCACAGACCGTGTATCCCGCCAACCGCGACAGCTATACGATCTCGGCGCAGATCGGCTCGGAGGATTTGGAGAAGCTCTCGGATTCCTCGCAGGTCGGCATCGAGGTCATCATAGAATACGAGGACGGTTCGACAGAGAGCCGGTTCATCGACTTGTACTGACGGAGGTGGGCTATGGTATTTTTCTCAAAAACACAGGCGAAAGTCGCGCCGGAGAATTACGTCGAGAGGGTCAAGTCCATCACCGTCCGAATCTGCATTACGAACTGCACGGGGAAACTGTATGTGACGGACGTACTCCTCCAGGCGGGAGCGGTCGCTACGGGATGGGTAGGACATCCCTGCGAGATAAAGTGGACGCTCGATGGGTAATATCCGTTTTATCCGTCTTGCGGAGGTTGTGAACAAGAAGCAGGACAAGCGGGTCGTGAGCGTCACGGTGGTTCCTATCGTCACCGACTGCTCCGGCAGGATATGGTTCACCGACTTGCAACTGCAGGAAGGTTCCGCTCTGACGGGATACGCTCCGCACACGGAAGTTTGTCTGAAGGAATCGGAGAACGCTCCCGTGTGGTTCAACGGCATCGTCCGCTCGAAAGAAACGGTGATCCTATTGAACCTCGGCGGCACATCGGCGGGGCTTGACATCCACCTTCATCCGAAACAGGACATGGAGGGCGGCTCGGTCACGCTTGCCCAGGGCGCGGGCGGTCAGAAAGCGACCTTCCCGAATGCAATGTACGCCGGGGACGATGTGGCTCTTTTAGCGTCTACCCGGCAATGCACGAGGAACGGCGTGAAGGAAACGAAGGACGGATTTTATCAGTACAGCGCGGCGTGGGATTCCAAGCACATCGTGTCCCTTCCGCAGGGGAAATCCGCGCAGCTTTTATATTCGATGCAGGAAATGGACGATGGAGGTGGTCTGCTCTGATGGACACATTAAAGGGAAAGAAAATCATGGTGTGGACTTTCATGGGCAACACCAGGATGTATAACGCTCTGCGCGACTATGGTGACCGCATCAGCCAGATCGGTCTTTTCTCCTTCAAGGTCAGGGCTACCGGGGAGATTTACGAGAGCGGCGTCAGCATTTCAAGTATGCTCACCTACATCAACCGCTATCCGCACATCAACTGGCTACTCACCGTGGCGAATGACGGTACGAACAGCATCTTCCGCGCCTTGCGTGATAATACGAACGGCGCGCAGGATATGTTCCTTTCGGAGATCGTCCGCATCATGCAGAAATATCCGTGGTGCGATGGCATCGACATCGACCTGGAAAAAGGCGACGGGTATTCCACGCACGAGGAATCCACGGCGATGTTCCGTAATATTTATAACACGGTCAAAGCCTACGATCCCTCCAAGATGATGAACATCTGCCTTCCGGGTATGACTTCGGTCAACGGCTCGGTCGGCGGCGAGAACTGGTGCGTGTACGCAGACCTTAACCGTTACTGCGATACCGCGTCCATCATGAGCTACGGCATGGCATGGGCAGGCTCCGCGCCGGGACCGGTTTCCCCGAGCTCCTGGCTTGAGGGCATCTACAACTATGCGTCCCAGGTCATGGATACGGAGAAGGTGTTTCTCGGAATGCCCGCCTACGGATGGAACTGGCAGATATACGACAAGCCGGAGAACATCGGCAAATACTATCGTGGAACCTCGCAGACCTACTACGCCGCGCAGAACTGGCTCAAGGGCGTGTATAACTTTACGGATGACGAGCCGCCGCAGCCGTTCATCCCGTTCGTGGGATATTGGGACGATAACAACAAAGTGCCGTGGGCGCTCCCTCATGTGTACGACTACATGGAAGGACGGGATGCCGACAGTTATTCCTATCCGCAGATGAGCGGGACATACAACGGCAGGCACTATCTGACGGCATATGGCAAGCAGCAGAAAACCGAGTTTGAAAACATCATCATCGACCATGACGGCGGTGACTACGCCAGCGCGTCCGGCATCGTGTCCATCGAGAACGGCATCGCCACGCTCGGAGACGAAGGCTCGGTCACTTACCGTTTCACCGTCAGCACGGCGGGGACCTACGATGTGGCGGTGCGGCTCTGTTATCCCTTCTGGGACAAGAACGGCATCTATGTGTCGCTGGACGGAGCGACCACGCACTATACGGAAAACCGCCTGTGGTGGCCGTATTGGAGGTCTACCTTCTGGACTTCGCTTGCAAGCGGCGTGAGCCTTTCGGCGGGAACGCATACGATAAGGATTTCTGTCGATGTAAAGGGCGTTCAGTTTTACGGTTTCCGTGTCTGTTCATCTTTTTCGGAAACGCCGTCCGCGGGAGAAGCGACCTATTCCTTCTCACCGAGGCAGTTCAAGGATGTGGAAGGCAACATGGTCGGTCCCGACAGAGGATTCCGTCTCACGCTTGAGATGCTCCGCAGAAAGCCCGACTCGGCTCTCGTGTGGTACGAGGATTTCCGGGACTATGGCGTACTGGAGACGAACTACTGGAAAACGCTGTCCGGCTCCTTCGAGGTGTGGCGGTCGGAGGAATACTCCACGGAGCGCGTTTACTCACAGCTTGACGGCAAGGGTCAGCTTGCGTGGCAATATGACGGCTTCTCGGACATCCATCTCCGTGCAAGGCTGGCGTTCCCTGCAAACGGCAGCGGACGGGCTGGCGTGTTCTGCGGCAGCCTGTTCTGCTGTCTCAATTATGACAGTCAGGCGGTGGAACTGTATAACGGCTCCACGCTCCTCGACAGCTACTCTCAGGAGATACTTCGGACGCCGAACGCCGAACTTCGTGACGATCCGAATATGTACACCGTGGAAATGCGTATCCGTGGGAACAGGGTGCGCGTCTATTCCGGCTCATCCTATACGCTGCGGTTCGCGGCAACGGTCAGCGGCTTCTCCGGCGGCTATGCGGGGTATCGCTCCGACAACCGGACGGTCTGCGAACTGATGCGCCTTGGGGACGCCTGGACATACGAGCCGTATGAGCGGTTCGATGTGGTCATGCCGGACGGGACGCAGAAATCCTACGGCCGTATCAGCAGGAGCAACTGCACATGGGACAGCGAGTTCCAGGTGTTCACGCTGACGGCAGACGTGGAAGAATCATCCACGAGGAGCGAGGACATTTCGATGGACTACGACTTTTTCCATTCGGACGATATGCTCTCGCTTTCCTGCGGAAACGACTACCAGGCAACGGTCATACCCGTGGACATCAACATCTGGATATCGCGGCTGTTCCTCGGCGATGCGGACGGATTCTCCATCCTCTATTACCAGGACGTGGACTCCCTCGTCTATTGGGCGAACGAGGCGGCTTATCGGTGGAAGCTCCGGGGGATGTGTATGTGGTCCCTTGGGCAGGAGGATTTGCGGCTGTGGGAGTGGCTGCCGAAACAGGTATGACAATATAACACAATACGACACACTATCTTTCGGAAAACGGCGATTGCTTACGGGCAGTCGCTTTTTTCATACCAAAAACGCAAAGGAGGACAAATCTTATGAAAGAGTTCTGGAACACGATTCAGGTGATCATCGCGGCAATCGGAGGCTGGCTTGGCTACTTCCTCGGCGGCTGTGACGGTCTGCTCATCGCTCTTGTGGCTTTCGTGGCAATCGACTACATCACGGGCGTCATGTGCGCCGTTGCCGACAAGAAGCTCTCAAGCGAGGTCGGCTTCAAGGGCATCTGCCGCAAGGTGCTTATCTTCCTGCTCGTGGGGATTGCCAATATCCTCGATGTGCAGGTCATCGGCACGGGCAGCGTACTGCGCACGGCGGTCATTTTCTTTTACATCTCCAACGAGGGCGTGAGCCTTACGGAGAACGCCGCGCACCTGGGACTGCCCATCCCTGAAAAGCTGAAGGCGGTGCTAGAGCAGCTCCACGACCGCGAAACCGATGGAAAGGACGGTGACGAGTAATGGCTTACACGAACAGCCCTATGGTGGCTTACACCAAACTCAGCCCGAATCATTCCGGGCAGCGGACGCATTCCATCGACCGCATCACTCCCCACTGTGTCGTGGGTCAATGTACGGCGGAGGGGCTTGGGGACTGGTTCTATAAGTCCAGTACCCAGGCGTCATCCAACTACGGCATTGACAGGGACGGCCGCGTCGGGATGTATGTTGAGGAGAAGAACCGCTCCTGGTGTTCCTCCTCAAGCGCGAACGACCAGCGGGCGATCACCATCGAGTGCGCCAGCGACACCACGGAGCCTTATGCGTTCCGTGACATCGTATATCAGACGCTTATCAAGTTGTGCGTGGACATCTGCAAGCGCAACGGCAAGAACAAGCTGTTATGGTTCGGCGATAAGGACAAGACGCTTAACTATGAGCCGAAGTCCGGCGAGATGATCCTGACCGTCCATCGGTGGTTCGCAAACAAAAGCTGTCCCGGCAACTGGATGTATGCCAGGATGGGCGATCTTGCCGAGAAGGTCACGGAGGCGCTCGGTAGTGGTACCGGGGGTTCCGATGGTTCCACAACTACACAGGGAACACAGGCTTCTGCCTTTTCCTCGCTTTCCGAAGCGGATGTTGTAAAGAGTGTGGGGACATTGTTTACCGCCGATCAGAAGAAAACGGGCATCCTCGCATCGGTTTCGATGGCGCAGTTCATCCTGGAATCCGGCTACGGCAAATCCGAACTGGCGCAGAACGCAAATAATGTGTTCGGCATGAAATGCTCCCTCTCCGGTAACACCTGGAGCGGTTCGACCTGGGACGGGAGAGCCAAGTACACCAAGCAGACGAAGGAGCAGCATACGGATGGCAGCTACGAGACGATCACTGCGGACTTCCGAAAGTACCCGTGCGTGGAGGACTCCATCGCAGACCATTCCGCTTATCTGCTCGGCGCGAAGAACGGCAGCAAGCTCCGCTACGAGGGGCTGAAGGGCTGCACGGACTACAAAAAAGCCGTGCGGATCATCAAGGACGGTGGCTACGCCACGAGCCTTACCTATGTGGAGAACCTCTGCTCCATCATCGAGCGGTGGAACCTCACGCAGTACGATGTGAAGGAATCCGAAACGCCAATCGCATGGTACCGCGTCCGTAAAACCTGGGCGGATACCAAGTCGCAGAAAGGCGCGTTCAAGATTCTTGAGAACGCCAAGAAATGCGCGGACGCCAATCTGGGATATAGTGTGTTCGATGTGGACGGTGTAAACATCTACACACCGAAAACAACTGTTCCGGCGGCATCGGCTGACATTCCGTTCCTTGTGAAGGTCAGCATCTCCGACCTTAATATCCGCAAGGGACCGGGGACGGATTACGCCAGGACGCAGTTCATCCCTGTCGGCATTTACACCATCGTGGAGGTGAAGTCCGGCAAAGGCTCTACTACGGGTTGGGGACGGCTGAAAAGCGGCGCGGGCTGGATTTCGCTCGACTTCTGTACCCGCATCTAAAACTTTATATCTGCGCATACGATTGCCTGTGGGTGTTCTTCGGAATGCTCACAGGCTTTTTTTATTTGCACACCCTCAATCCCGACCGCCTTTTTCTGTTTAACCATGAGGATAGGAATCCTCGGATTGGAGGAATCTTCATGACCAATGAACAGAAACGCACCATAGCGGAACTCCGCTTCAAGGGCGCGACCTATGCGAAAATCGGTGAAGCTGTCGGCATTCCGATGAACACCGTCAAAACTTACTGCCGCAGAAATAATCTGACCGTAGATAAGAAAGTCGGAAAGGCAGGCTCCGTGCCGACCTTCTGCCGTGAATGCGGCGCTCCTCTCGTGCAGAGCGAAAAACACAAGACTCGGATATTCTGCTCAAAGGAATGCCGCGAGAACTGGTGGCACTCTCACCCGGAGCAGATAAAGCAAAGAGCCGTCTATGACTTTCGCTGCGCCGGATGCGGTAAGCCCTTCTCCGCCTACGGAAACAGCCACAGGAAATACTGCTCCCACGAGTGTTACATCACGGCTCGGTTCAAAGGCGGTGGACGCCATGAGTGAGCAGGAATTTGACCGCGAAATGCGGTATCAGGCCGCCGTTCAGATTGCGGATGCGCTTCTCAAAAAGGGTTCCATCTCGGAGGAGGAATACCACCAGATTAAGACAAAACTCCTCGAAAAATATCGCCCGACTTTGTCTACATTATTATCGGGAAAACCCTTGATATAACTGGCTTTTAGAGTGATATATAGTGTCGGAAAGGAGTTGATTTCATGCGGAAAATCACCAGGTTAGAGCCAAAAAAGACAGCCCTTCCGACAAGAAAAAAGGTCGCTGCGTATGCCCGCGTCTCGAAGGACACGGAGCGGCTTCTGCATTCCGCATCCGCACAGGTCAGCTACTACAGCGAACTGATACAGAAGAATCCCGAATGGGAATATGCAGGCGTGTATGTTGACTGCGGAATAACGGGTACCCTCACCTACAAGAGGGACGAGTTCAAAAGAATGCTCACCGACTGTGAAACCGGGAAGATCGATATCATACTCACCAAGTCCATCAGCCGATTCGCAAGGAACACGGTCGACCTTCTGGAAACCGTGCGTCACCTCAAGTCCATCGGCGTGGAGGTATGGTTCGAGAAAGAAGGCATCCGTTCTTTTTCCGAGGACGGAGAACTGATGCTTTCGCTCCTCGCTTCTTTCGCACAGGAAGAAAGCCGCAGCATTTCCGAGAATGTAAAATGGGGCATCCACAAGCGGTTCAAGAGCGGTGAGATTGGCGTGGCCAACAAGCACATCCTCGGCTATCGATACGATGAGGAGCAGAAAAAATACATCATCATTCCCGAAGAAGCCGAATCGGTCAGATGGATGTTTCAGATGTACATCGACGGCGTTACCCTGCGGGATATTGCAGATAACCTGAACAACGCAGGCATCCGCACCATCCTCGGTAACGATTTTCAGGAAGCCTCGGTGCGGCAGCTTATTTTCAACGAGGTCTACGCAGGGGACATCAGACGGCAGAAATGTTATGTGTCCGATCCCATCAAAAAGGACAAGGTTCCGAACCGCGGCGAACTGCCGCAGTATTACATGACCGACTGCCACGAGGCGATCATCGACCGTGAGACCTACGCAAAGGTCAAGGCAGAGATGGAACGCAGAGCCTCGCTCCTCAATCCCACCTACTGCTTTACCAAGAAAATCCGATGCGGCACCTGCGGAGCGCAGTTCACCCGCAAGAAAGGAAAAGTCAGAGGCAAGACCTATGTGCATTGGATTTGCCGGAGCAAGAAGGAAACCGGGATGACCTGTTCCAGCGTGAACTTCAGCGAGGAAGAACTGAAAAACATCTGCGCCGATGTCCTTGAGACCGATTGTTTCGATGAGGAGATTTTCGAGAACCGTGTCAAGGACATCGTTGTTCTGAAGAACGGCGATGTGGAGTTCCACCTTGTCGGCGGCGAGACACGGCGATGGAAAAACCTGCATCTGAACCCGCCGAGGCACAAGGTCACGCTCACGGATGCATTCCAGGGTAAGATACGATGTGCCAAGTGCGGCAACACCTACCACCGCGTCAATTCCGCAAACAAGTGGGTGTACTGGTACTGCATGGGGAAGAAGAAAAAAGGAATGACCTGCGACAACATCAATTACACCGATTTCAAGCTACGGCAGATCACGGCGCACATCCTCGGCTTGGAGGATTTTGACGAGCAGGTCTTTTCAGAACAGATCGAAGGTATCACCGTTCTTGAGGACGGCAACCTCGAATACCACTTTTACGAAGGGAGGACAGAGAGATGGCAAAGAGTGTGATAACCATTCCTGCCACCAAAAGCAAGTACACGGCAACGCCGCTGTCCTGCAAGAAAAAACGGAAGGTCGCGGCATACGCCCGCGTCAGCACAGACCACGAGGAACAGCAAAGCAGCTACGATGCACAGGTGGACTACTACACCAACTATATCAACGGCAGGGATGATTGGGAGTTCGTTTCCGTGTATGCGGACGAAGGAATAACCGGCTGCAACACAAAAAAGCGCGACGGCTTCAACAGCATGGTGGAGGATGCGCTGGCGGGCAAGATCGACCTCATCATTACAAAGTCGGTCAGCCGTTTCGCCCGCAACACTGTGGACAGCCTTACGACCATCCGAAAGCTGAAGGAACACGGCACGGAGTGCTATTTCGAGAAAGAGAACATCTGGACATTCGATGGCAAAGGCGAATTGCTTATTACCATCATGTCGAGCCTTGCGCAGGAAGAAAGCCGCTCCATTTCGGAGAACTGCACATGGGGACAGAGAAAGCGATTCCAAGACGGCAAGGTCACGGTTCCGTTCGGACGGTTCCTCGGCTACGACCGCGGCGAGGACGGCAACCTTGTACTGAACGAAAAGGAGGCGCAGATCGTCCGCAGAATCTACGGTCTGTTCCTGCAGGGACGCTCACCGTATTCGATTGCGAAACTGCTGACCGCTGAGGGGATACCAACGCCGGGAGGCAAGAAAAAATGGTGCGGTACTACCGTCAAGAGCATCCTCACAAACGAGAAATACAAAGGCGACGCTCTTCTGCAAAAGGTCTATACTGCGGATTTCCTTACCAAGAAGAAGATAAAAAACGACGGGCAGGTTCCGCAATACTATGTGGAGAATAATCACGCCGCCATCATAGAGCCGGGAGTTTTCGACAGAGTGCAGAAACTCATGGCGCTCAGACATCCCGGTCAGAACCGTAACAGCAGTATCAGCCCTTTCTCCAGCCGGATCAAGTGCGGCGAATGCGGTAGCTGGTACGGCTCGAAGGTGTGGCATTCCAATGACAAGTACAGAAAGGTCATCTGGCAATGTAACCACAAATTCGACGGGGACTGCAAATGCGAAACACCGAACATCACCGAGGACGAGATACGGAGTCTTTTCATAAAGGCGATGAACATCCTCATTACCGAAAAGGATGCGCTGATCGAGGATTTTGAAGCTATCAAGGATACGGTCTTCGACACCTCCGCGCTTGCGCAAGAACGGACAGACCTGCAGATCGAGATGAACACGGTGGCGGGACTCATTGAGGAATGCATCGCGGAGAACGCCCGCATTGCACAGGACCAGGGCGAATACCAAAAACGCTACGACAGCCTCGCTAAACGCTTTGACCGCACAAGAGACCGCCTCGAAGCCGTGGAGCGGTCGATTGCGGAAAAGCAGGCTCACCGTGAAATGGTCGAGCAGTTCCTTTCAGAACTCGCCAAGCAGGATGCGGTCACGGAGTTCACCGATGAACTTTGGTACAGCATGATCGACTATGTGACCATCCACAACAAAGACGACATCCGATTCACATTCCAGAACGGCACAGAAATCAAGATGTAAAAATGACTCCGAGTAACTGTTTATTCAGCCACTCGGAGTCTCATTGTTCTTCATAAAAGATTTAACACTTCTCCAATATCCCCGTCAATGCATATGCTCCTGTCCGCAATCTCTCCGGGACAGAACGCCTCGCCGTAATTCACGCAGGCATACACCGCGTTTTTGTTTGCCAGCGTCATCTGCCAGAACGGATATTTCACAATAACAGGCGTATTGGCTCCCACGCCAAGTTCAAGATACAGCACATGGAGATTTTCGTGCCTGCGCAGGAAGTCGGAATATGCCGCAGACGCTCTGTGCCATCCCTCATCTTCTACAAAGGTATCATCAGAGCGGAGATTCATTGTAATATCCGTGCCGTCATCCGGGCATTTCGGAATAAGTTCTGTCGGGATGCGCATGGTTATTTTTCCGTCCTCCGGCACCCGGAACACGCCGTGGGCATCCTTTACAAAGCCCTGTGCCGCCATTGCTTTCATCACCCATTCCTCATTGTCATAGGTCTTGCCGTTCCTGCCGTCCGTGGTCTGAAAAAGTCCGTAGTCTCCCTGCGTATAGAAGAGACGCTTTTTATCGAAGCCTGCTCTCTGGAACTGATGATCCACATTTGTGGTAATGGAGAACCAGTCCTTATCTTTCACAAGCGCAAGAAGCTCCCGATAGACAGGTTTAGGCGGTTCTATGAAACGGTTGAAATAAATATGCCTTGCCCACCATGCCCAGCGGATTTCTCTATCGGGGAAGGGATAGAAGCCGCCGGAGTAGATGTCTCGGATACCGTACTTCTTTGCGAAGTCAAAGAAGTATCTTTCAAACCGCTCCCCGCTGTAGGTGAGTCCCGCAGATGTGGAAAGCCCTGCGCCGGAACCGATGACGATAGCATCCGCCGTTTCGATTTCCTGTTTCAGCCTTGCGATGTTTTCTTCGTTTATCTGTGTACCGTAGGACATATGCCTGCTGAAATATCGTACTGCGGCGAGTCCCTTTTGAATGCTCTCCAGATATCCGTTCGGCATTTCATCATACAAGTTCTTCAT